AGGATATCAAATTCCCACACAGTTTGTTTGTGCTGTCTTGAGACCTCAAGACGCAACACCAAACCAGTGATCGGATCCTGCATGGAGATCATTTTTGATCCCAGAGAATAGTCGACGGCATTGGCGAGCAGCGGTCGAGTCGCAAAAGCAAAAGCGTCACGATGGAATGCAAGGTTCACAGCATGTGAATTCTTGATTGAAACAACTTCTGCACCAGTCGTTGCAACTTTCAACGCCGGAGAGATACCTACTTCGACAGCAACAGAAGCCGAATCGAGAACATAAGGTCCCGCACCGATAACCACATAAGTCTGACTGTCGCCAGAGATAGTAAGAATATCGCCTTGAACAACCGTCTCGGAACCGGCATCGGAATCTACCAGACCAATAGCAACCGAACCAACTGCTTCCACACCCAGAACGGTAACTTTCGACGGGGATGCTTCATAGGCTGTTCCAGCGGTATGATCAGGTACATCATCATCGGCTATGAAATCCATTCCAAACTTACGGCCGACTTCACCTTCCATCTTTACGATAGCGGACATGATTTTTTCAGCGTCACTGAAAGCACTCAGATCCAACGCGGCAGCTTCAGCGTTGAAATTAAGCAGAACGCGTCTGTCACTTCTTGGACAGAGTTGCTGATTAAGAACTTTCTTTGCGTTCGTTGCAGCACTGACACCCGAAGTGTCAAGAACACCAGACTTGAACGGATCAAGAATAGTGCCAACACCGGCGGTCGGATTCGAGATGAAACCATAGACGCCGCGAAGTGTTCCGCAGTAATGTCCGATGATTTCCCGGTTAACATCTGTGGCCAGAGCTTTAACTGCTTCCTCGAGCTGCATAGGCAAGAAGTGTTCTTTCTCATCTATTTGAGTAAGCTCGTTATCGGTGAGACCGATAGGATTGTTCTGTTGCCAGTTGTCAAGAGAAATATTGACAACGCCGGGAGTGACGTCTGTGGGAGCAACTTTTACATTACTCGGGGCGACGGCTGTGGTTCCAACTGCGACAGGAATGGGAACGTCGATGGTCGTGCCTTTCTTGGCAGCGTCGATTCCGTAGTCACCGTTTACAACTCGCGGCATAATACAACGAGTTCTTAAAGATTGCAATGCACGAGCTAAAATCTTCGGCATTATGTTATCAAGAGAATTACTCATTTTAATTCCTTAAGATTAAACTTTATTCCTTTTGGTTAACTTACTTGGAACATCCCGTCCCATCGAGCTTCCCGCTCTGATATATATACTACAAGTGAAATCCCATCACCGGTTCCGCAATACCATTGGAACCTTACCATTGCCGACACCACCGAGCATCCAGCTTGAAAGTGTCGGCAATAGTCTTCCCGTAAATTTATTCTGTCATTTTGACTTTTACTTTTCCAGAGGCGATATCATCGAGATTCGCGGTCATGGCTTTGCTGTCTTGTGCTGAAACTACTTTTGTTCCGGCTGGAGTTTTTGTTCCAGTGCTGTTGTTGTCGCCTCTGTTGCCAGAACCATTTGAGTTGACGCCTTTGAAAGCTCCGGCGAAAACATCTTTGCCTTTCATTTCACCGATGAGTTGCGTGATGGTCATAGGATTGCCATCAGTGTCACCGATGCGTGGAGTTTGGTTTTCGTAAACTACTTCCGGGATGAACTTTCCATCTGTTGCCTGTGCCATGCGAACTTGATTTTTCACATGCGGAAGCAGCAGTTCGACGTTTCCGTCTGCCTCATGTATAGCTCTGGTAATCTTGGACGTTACGATTTCTTCGTGGAGCTGGCCTCGTGTATCTGTGACAGATTTTTCCAAACCTGTAACTACCTCTTTATGTTTCGTAGTTAAATCATCCATAAGCTGTTTGTTTTTTGTTTCGACGGCCTTTACTGCTTCGGCGATCTTCTCTTCGCCTTTCCAGTTTTTAATGTCGGCTATTTTGCCAATCGCTTCTCGGGCCTGTTCCACATCAATACCTGCGAACTTTGCCTTCTCCGTTGCAAGTGCATCCGTTTGGGCCTTCACTGAATTTGTTAACTCCTTTTCTGATACTCGAAGTGTCTCAACCGTTTTCTTCAGGCCAGTAACATTTTCCAACGCCAAACCATCAATCGGTGTCACGTCGAGAATAAAATTTCCGTCTGTTTCTTCTTTGTACTCTTTTTGAAGCTCTTCGCTCAAAGCTCCGTGTGCTTCTTTGTTAAGTTTTGCGGTCAACGCCATTTTAGTTCTCCTTGTTAAATTTTATGGTTTTTCAAAACGGATTCCGTTATCATTACGATACGGTTTTATGTGAGCAATTTGATTAGACAAAATCATAATAGGTATCCCATCTGGAAACGCTTTGCAAGTAACATTGTCAGTGTTGATGTGTTTACAAAGGTCGCAATCAAAATCTACATTTTCTATTGCTTTTAATGCAGCATCATCAGTACTGAGTTCCTCATCGGGGCTTATCTCTGGCATGTCACTTCCTTTCTATTAAGATGGGCTTGTCGCCGAATGTTACATCCGTGTCATAATGTTTCCAATCGTCAACCTTATTTTTTAACATATTGAAGGTGTCAATATTTTTAGTGCCATGAGTAGTCTGCATCATGGGATCTACAAATCTGCTGGTCTTTCCGTAAACACGACCAATAGAACGGATCATACTTTTTTCAAGCGGTAAGTCCGCGTATAATGCAGTCGTGTCATAACCTGCTCTTTTGAATTTGGTAACTAACGTATTCAGGCGGTCTGAATTCCGCATCGTTCCATCATACAGAATGCTTTTGTTAGCTTTGATTGCCTTTGTAAGAACCCTACTAAGAATAAGGTTCGCTTCTTCGTGGTACTCAGCAGCATGGACGCCAAGAGTATCAAGGCCATCTGCTTTTGCCAGCATAAGTTTGATAGAATCACTATCGATATGGACGTAATTCTTTTTCCATCCGGGAATACTTGCATCCAATGACGCTGTCTTTCCAGAGCCGGGAAGTCCGCCGGTGAGTATTGCTTTTGGATTCTTAGTTGATTTAACCTTACTTAAAATCCTACGGACAAGTTTATCGTGTAGCTTAATTCTTTTTAATTTTACGGGGACATCTACGTCTAAACCAAAATATTTTTCTTTAGTATAGGATGGTTTTTTACTTAGCTTTCGGTTCTTTACGATGTCTGTGTAAACCTGTGATTTTGTTTTCCCTGCACGAGTGAGCATTCGCTTAGCGTCTGGGGAATTCAATCTTAAGGCTTTGTCATAGATTGCTTTGCTTCCTTTAGCAGGAATGTAAAATTTTGCTGTTGCCTTATTACTTATTTTCAAGGCGGATGTTTCTTTACTAATTGTCGGGATAGAAACTTTTGCCTTAACAACTTTTGCATTCGGAATCTTGAACCCTTCTTTCTTTGCCAGTTGTTTAAGAGATAGCGGTTTGTAATCCTTACCTACAAACTTGTTAATCTTAACTCTGCCCGAACGGTATAACTCAGCTCTTGTTTTTCCAAGAACTTTTATTTGTGTTGCCTTTGATTGACGTTTCAACCATTGACGATAATTTGTTTTGGCCGGGACTGCTCCGTTCATGCTTGCTCTTGTAAACGCTGGCGGATCTACAACGCCGAACTCATTCCATGATGTTACAACTGGAACAGTAGTTGTACGACAGTTAAAATGGAATGGAGGTCTATCACCTTCACCAACATTGAAAACTTTACCGTCGTAATTTATACAAATCAAAGTTGTCTTATCATCCAAGGTTGCAACCATTTGAACCTTGCGGATGAGTTTCTTGTTTGCCTTAAAGGTTGCCTCTCTTGCATCGTGAACAATATTGCTGACGGAAGTTCTTGCAAGTGTTTCAGCTTGATGTGCCTTAGAACCTAAGACTTTTCGTAAACGTTTTGAAATTGCCGGAAGGCTCTCGCCGGTTGCAACTCCTATTTTCAATTGCTTTGCGATGCCAGCTTGCACTGACTTGGAATACCCTTTCATCCAAGTTTGCATCCTGTGTCCTTGGAATGTGCTGGCAAGAACCAACTGTTTGAGTACTGCATTGCTGGGAGTATTCAAACTAATATCCAAAGGAACTGTTTTTTCAAGCGTCTTAACGTTCCACTTTGCTTCGAACTTTGCAACGTTATACATCTTTTGATTGATGAGTTTGCCAGCACGAATCGCTCCGGCGGTTGCGGTACTTTCAACGGACGCCATCATCTGCTTGATGCGTTCTATTTTGCTTAGACGT